TTGTACAATAGAATTTTTCGAAGAAGTTGCAAAGTTCAGAGTTGCACGGAAAGTTTATGCAAAAATCCTAAAGGAAAGATTTCATGCCAAAGATCCTAAATCATTGCATATGAGATTTCATACGCAAACAAGTGGAGAGTCATTGACAGCTCAGCAACCTGATAATAATATTGTTCGTGTTACCATACAAGCAATGGCAGCAGTTATCGGTGGAACACAATCTTTGCATACCAATTCAAAGGATGAAGCATTAGCACTTCCAACGCAAGAGGCGGCAAAGATTGCATTACGAACACAGCAGATTATTGGTTTTGAAAGTGGGATTACTAAAACTGTAGATCCATTAGCTGGATCCTACTATATGGAATCACTCTGTGACGAGATTGAAGAGAAGACATGGGCTTATCTCAAAAAGATTGACAAAATGGGAGGTGCACTAAAAGCCATTGAAAAGGGATTTTTCCAATCTGAGATTAGACAGAATGCATATCGACTCAAAAAGGAGGTTGATGATAATGAACGTGTACTTGTTGGTGTTAACAAATTCGATGATAAATCTAATAAAAAACAAGACCTTTTGAGAGTAACTGATTCTTTAGGAAGAAAACAGGAAAAAGCGATAAAAGAACTTCGTAAATCACGCGATGAGAAAAAAACACAATATGCCTTATCAAAAATGCAAAAAGCGGCTGAATCTGATAAAAATTTGATGCCATTCATTATAGATGCAGTTCAGGCATATGCCACAACAGGCGAAATTAGTAACACATTCAGGGAAGTTTTTGGTCAATATAGGCCAAGAGAGGTGTTTTGATTTGAAAATTGATCATATTGCAATTGTTGTGAATAATGTTGAGGAGGCCACCAAAGCATATCAGGAGGCATTAGATGTGAAAGAGGTCGAGTTTGAAACTGTGGAATCAGAAGGGGTAAAAGTTGCAATACTTCATCTGGAAAACGCAAATATCGAATTGATGGAGCCAACAACTGATTCAAGCCCAATTAAAAAATTTTTAGAAAAACGTGGAAACGGTTTACATCATATAGCACTTGAAACCAAAAATATTGAGGATGAAGTAACTAGAATGGAAGGATGTGGAATACAATTTTTAGGAAAAATCAGACCTGGCTCTGCAGGAACAAAGGTTACATTCATCCACCCAAAATCATTGAATGGTGTTTTAACCGAGCTTTGCAGCAAACAAAATTAAAGATATGTACAAAAAACTAATTCTACATTCATTATTTTTTTTCTTAATATCTAGTGTTGTATTATCCCCCGTATTTGCTGAACTAGAGTTTGAGTCAGGACCACTGGAAGAAAAACCACTAGATGAAAGAGAGCAAGAAGACCAAGATACTATGGACATTTGGATATATGCAGTAATCCTAGTTATAATTATGGTAATTGTTAGAATAGGTTTTAGAATTATCAAAAAACGAAGAAGTAAGAAAAAAGATTAACCTACTGACAGTCCGTCAAAACAATCTGCACATAAATCATCATGTGTTGTTAATCCTTTTGGCATTTTTAATCCACGTTTTCTACAATCTGAAACTGAAAATTTTAGAGCGAACCTTCCTAACTCTTTTTTACATTTATAGCAAAGATGCTTCCCTTCAATAAGGAATCTTAGATTTAGTCTTCCCAGAGCAGGTAGATTGACGATTTTAAAATATAGCATCATATTTACAAGAAATTTATGTTGTGCCATATAGTCATCAAGTTGTTCCCTTTTACCATCAGTTGCAAATTCAATGATTTTTTTCCATTCACTCTTCAAATATTCTATATATTTATTTATAATCCCCCAATCTTGGCAGAATTTTGGTAGATTGGGGGCACCACAGTGGCTATTGACCGATGGGAATCAGTCTAGGCTTTTTCTCATCTGGAATTACACGTTCCAGATTCACAATAAGCATACCGTCTTGGAGATCGGCATTTTTAACAATGATATCATCACTTAGTTGAAACGCCCGAGAAAAAGTTCTCTTGGCAATTCCACGATGTACAAAACCGATTTCATTGTTTTCATTGTTTTCATTATTATCAGCCCCATCATCTTTCGCGATAGCAGAACGAATGGTAAGAGTACCATCAGTTACTTCTACTTCAATATCACTTTTTGAAAAACCAGCAAGAGCTAGTTCAACAACATATTGTAAATCATTAAGTTTGCGAATGTTATATGGTGGATAACCCGACTGGGCTATGTCCATATTAGAAAGACGATTAAAAAATCCATCGAATCCAACGCTGAATCCAAGCATTTTTTGTAAGTCTTGTGGTGTGGGGAATGTGTGTGGTGCTAATGTATACATAAGTCCTCCTTTAAAGCGAGGTTAATATTACACTCCAATCTTCAGCACGTAGACTTGGAGTAATCACGAACAGAAATACAAAATCTATTCGTGGATTAGAGGTTACCACTATTGGTCAACCTCAGTCGCGCCAACCTTCTCCTTTGAAGAGATGTTCGCAACGATGTTTGAAAACAGTCCAAAGTAGACTGCTTAAAGAATCTGAAGTATAATTTCCCGATTCCTTTACTATCAATTTATATTTAGTCTTCATAAATTTTTCATCAATTTGCCAATTACTATAAAAGTATTTAGTCATAATGTAAAAAAAAGTGAAAAGGGTGGTTTTAATCACCCTTTGTCAGATTATATAGGATTACTTCTTGGAATAAATTCCCCAAAGTACCCAAATTGCTGCTAGGCCGACAAGTCCTTCACCACCTAGTTGTTTAACTAGGCCTACTACTGAACCAATGACATCAATGCCAATGAAAGGAACAGCTGCTCCAAAAATGATTTGAAGAACCACGCCTAATGCGATTAACGCAAGACCAGCTTCTGTAAGACTGCGAATCCAGCCTATTGCTTTTTCTAACATAGGATTACTCCCTTTTTAAATTAAAGTTTTGGCCATATAACTTTTTCGTTATTTGCCGGTAGAACCAAATCCACCTTCACGCCCGGTCTTCTGAACTGGTGGTTTTTTGAGTTCGGTTAAACCATGATATACCTTTTTCACCAATTCTGCTTGACATATCCTATCTCCATTATTTATTGTTTTTGGAGATTGAGAAATGCTTGTCATCATAACGAAAATAGGATCTACATAGTCAGAATCTATTATACCTTCACAATTTGTTAGGTATAAACCCTCGTTCCAAGCCAAACCTGACCTAGAATGAAGACGAACTGAGTATCCTTCTGGAATATCAAAAATTAATCCAGTAGGAATCATTACTCTTTCCATGTTATGTATTTGAAGAACTCCGTTCTTAAATGGTTTTTCGATTAATCTGTTTAGAGTATCTTGGCGTACTTGGTATTTTTCTTGCCCATCAAAACACGCATGAATATCGAAACATGCTGAACCCTCTGTTGCATAAATGGGGTCTTTAGCATTCGGATGTAATTTATAAAATTTTAATGTTTCATTCTTTATTGTTTTGGTCGCCATCTTCAGTCCTTTTACTTCCAATATTATATTTTGCTGTAAGATCCCATTGGTCTTTTTCTTTAAAAGATAGGATCTTTAGTTGATTCAACGGAACAACTAATTCACTTGAAGATTCTGGATTCACTAGTGCAATTAAGCCCCATTCCGATAAAAGATTTGCTATTGTATTACGTCTTGCTTGGTCATTTTCTGAGTAATTGGTTGGTTTACCATCAAGTGCAAATAATTCTTTAAAGTGTACTATATAGTATCTACCTTGTTTATGTAGTATGTGACAAGATTGATATAATATTTTGTCCTTTCGGGAAGCTACCCCGATTCTAGTAAGTGTTTCACGCACCTTGAGAAAATCATCTGGATTCTCCAGAGTGCACTCCACCATGTTCTCTGTTCCTGTTGTCATTTTCCACTCCACCTTGATTCAGTTTGTTTATGATATAAGCCAACTGATTTTCAGAAAGAATTCTTAGAGCATCTTTGGCTTTCTCATAACTAAATCCATAATACTCTTTCACCAATTCAACATTCTGTAGTTTCTCTGGTTTCAGCCACTTACTATATCTACGTTTCTT